CAGTCCTAAGGCCCAACACCAAAAAAGCATTAGGCAGATAAGGATTGAGAACCACATAAAGGCTTTCTCAAGATCGTATTTATTTTTCATTGGTTATCCTTTCGTCTATTTCTTTTTTACAGTCTTTAAGCAAAGGTTTCCTAAATGTATTTTTATCAATTATGTCTTGAGAGCATGACTTACATAGCATGGGTTGAGCTTCCCAATAATCAGCACTTCCCCAAGTCTTTCTCCAATACCAGCAGCCCTGTATTTTGTAGCCTTTATATTCATATCTGCTTTTACTGGCCATTATTTAACCTCTAATTGTTTCAATACATCATTAGCCCAAGCAATTTGATCTTTAGTAGAATTTTTATCAAGCAAAAAACCCTCTGCTTGTTTTTTAATTCTTGCTATTTTCTTTTCTTGCTTGAGCCTTTGTTTTTCTACATAGTCATAAAAACCTTTCTCAAAGTCTTTAGTTTCTTTTTTGGTAACGCCTATGCCCTCAAATATAATTGGTTTCATTATTTCACCTCCTTAACCTGGTACTTCTGCCAATCTCCTTTATGGAGTAAATTAAATTGAGATCCACCCGTTTTTATTGCTTTCTGTTTGGCTTCGGCTTTTGTGTTGGCCCTTACCCTTAAATAATAATAGACAGGCTGCATAACTGTTACTGTGTATTCTTTTGGTTTAGTCATCTCTTCACCCTCACAAAGTCTATAAAGTCTGATTGCTCACGCTTGGTCATCTCAACCCATAGGATCTCATTAAATGGTTTGTCATACTTCCTGGACATTCTGCGAATAAATAGATTGTGCATGAATACGTCTATACAGTTTTTAATGTGTTTCATTGTGCTTCCTCCTTGGCTTGTTCTTGCTCAAATAACCAAGCATCAGCCTGTTCTGCTAAATAAGAATAAATAGCCCCTACGATTTGTTGGTTTATATCATCTGCTCCAAATTCGTCTGTCCTATGCCATAGATCATTATTGTTGGCAAAAATCATAATTTGGTCATAGGTATAAACTGAAATATTAGAATCTACATATTGAGACACTAAGTCTTGCGGATACTCATGCTCAAGTATTTCTTCCTTGTTATCTTCTAACTCAGATATTAGGTCTTGAGTTATGTGATACAAAGAATATCTTTTATCATCTGCCTCTGTCTCTAATCCCTTGAGGGCTAGAGCTTCAATTTGGTATTTCGATAAGTCTTTTAGTTTGTCGTTCATTCTCCTTTCTCCTTAAATAAAAAAGGTAGCCGTTATTGGCTACCTAATACTTCACCTGTTGCTTCTTTAAATCTTTTAACATCAAAATTTGCATTTTCTGATTTTAGAAAATCGCAAAGTTGATTTAAAAATATACCTCTCTCTATGACGTGCATAGGATTGTTTCTAACGTTGGCTAGTCTTGAATTGTCTTTTATTAATTCAGCTAGTTTTATAAAATGCTTTCTAGTCATTCTCTTTTTCTCCTCCTACTTAATTGTAGGTATGAGTATATTTAAGTATAAAAGTGTATATATATCAAGCATTTAGGGTAAAAAAGTATATGTTTTTTTTGCCTGTTCTCTGTATAGTGCTAAAATAAAGGACATTAAAAGCAGCAAAAAATATGCAAATGACGGAAAAAAAGAGAAAAAAACCAGGTAGAAAGCTAATTTCTTTTGAAAATGAAGAGCTAGAAAAATTAAAACATTTTGCTGGTTTAGGATTAAACCAGGCAGAACTTGCTTCTGTAATGGGTATCTCAGAGAGTACGCTAAGACGCAGAAAAAAAGATTCTGAACTTTTTGAAAGGTATATGAGGGAGGGAAGAACAAAAGCTCTTACAGACGTAGCAAATGCCTTATATGTGAACGCAACAGTTGAAAACAACGTTCAAGCTCAGCAATTCTTCCTCCGCAACAGGAAGCCCGAAGAATGGAACAAAGATCAAAAGGTGCAAGTTGAGCATACCGTTGATCTTAAAAACGTAATAGATAACGCAAGGGAACGACTAGATAACAACCAAAATATAATAGAGGGCCAAACAGTAGATATAAAAAGCGTTAAAGCAACAGGATCAATTCCTAATAAAGGAATAAGTCATAAGAACCAGGAGGACAAAGACAATAAATAAATAGGGCGGGGTTGTTTATTCTCTCTCTTTTCAATTTTTACCCGTTGAAAATCACCGAATGACCCCCCCTTTAATTTATCGGCAGTAGTATCGTATATGTAAGTGTTGCGATAATTTTTTTTTAGTTATGAAAATAGATCAAAAAGCCATGCAAGAATCAGTCACCGACACAATACTGGGTGCAGCCTTTAACTTCCCAATCTCTTGGGCCACACTCGCTGCTTGTTTGGCATTTACAACAGATCCATTGAAGATTGCAGTTATACAACTCATGGTTCTAACATTAGCTGCAATTATAAGACGTTATTACACTCGCTTATATTTCAAAAGCAAGGAGTAGAGAGGATAAAGATATAGACATTCCATTTCCAAACAAAAAATACAACATAATCTATGCAGATCCGCCTTGGCATGAACGGGGTGGCGGTAAAATAAAAAGAGGAGCAGACAGGCATTATAAACTTATGAAAACAAAAGACATAAAAAGCCTGCCCGTTTCTGATTTAGCTGATGAGGCTTGTTGGCTTTTTCTTTGGGTTACAAATAATTTTTTAAAAGATGGGTTAGAAGTAATGGGGCATTGGGGTTTTGATTATGTAACAAATTTAGTTTGGGCTAAAAACACTATTGGTCTTGGTTATTATTTTAGAGGACAGCATGAAATATGCCTTTTTGGTAAAAAGGGTCAAATGAAACCAAACTCAAGAAGTGAAAGCACCTTAGTTACAGCCAACAAAAGTAAACACAGCAAAAAACCAAATGAGTTTTATGAGAAGATAGAAGCACTGTCTGATGGATCTAAGATTGAATTGTTTGCTAGAAACCATAGAGAGGGCTGGGATAGTTGGGGTAATGAAGTATGAAATACTCAGCCAAACAAGAACAAGAACTAATGACCGACATCTGGTCTCCTGCTGTCAAAGACAGTCCACTAAACTTTGTTAAGTTCATCTTCCCCTGGGGTCAGAAAGACACCCCCCTCGAAGATTTCACTGGGCCAAGAGCATGGCAAGAAAAAATTTTATTAGAAATTGGCACACACATACAACGCAACCATGGCAAAGTCACCCCAGAGATGTTCCGCCTAGCCGTAGCCTCTGGACGGGGCATAGGAAAATCAGCCTTAGTCGCTTGGCTCATACTCTGGATGCTCTCTACCCGCATGGGGTCAACGATCATTGTTACCGCCAACACCGAACAACAGCTACGCTCAAGAACCTGGGCGGAACTAGGTAAGTGGCTCACCCTCGCTATCAACTCGCACTGGTTTCAAAAAACAGCCACCACCATCAAACCCGCAGCTTGGTATGAAGAGGCCCTGATCCGAGACTTACAAATCGACACTGGCTACTACTACGCTCAAGCCCAACTCTGGAGTGAAGAAAACCCCGATGCTTTTGCTGGTGTCCACTCCAACTACGGTGTCTTATTAATCATGGACGAAGCCAGTGGTATCCCATCACCCATCTACTCAGTCTCGGAAGGTTTCTTCTCCGAACCAACCCAAAATAGATTTTGGTGTGCTTTCTCCAACCCCAGAAGAAACACTGGCCCGTTCTACGACAGCTTCCACTCTAACAAGAAATACTGGCACACCGAACAAATTGATTCCCGCTCAGTCGAAAACACTGACACCGAACTATTCAACCGTATGCTGGAACAATACGGAGAAGATTCAACCGTTGCCCGTGTTGAAGTCCTCGGTGAATTTCCAAGAGCCGATGACGATGCAGTAATCCCCATAGAATTAGCACGGGCAGCCGTTGATCGTGATGTCAATATTACCGCTTCCGATCCAATCGTTTGGGGCTTAGACGTAGCTAGGTTCGGTGGTGACAATACTGCCCTCTGCAAACGCCAAGGTAATACTGTTACTGAAATTAAAACTTTTAAATCTATGGATTTAATGCAACTATGTGGAGCGATTCATAATGAGTATGAAGAGTGTACGGCCCTAGAACAGCCACAAGAAATCCTAATAGACTCAATCGGTTTAGGATCTGGGGTGGTCGATAGACTAACTGAACTCAACCTACCCGCCCGAGGGGTGAATGTGTCAGAGTCTCCTGCCAGTAAAAAGAAATTTATTAATTTGCGAGCCGAACTTTGGTTTCAAATTAAAGAGTGGTTGGCCCAAAGAAATTGTCGACTGCCAAGCGATGATGAGTTGATTGCTGAACTAGTTGCACCCAGCTATTCGTACAACTCATCAGGTAAAATAAAAATAGAAAGTAAAGAACAAATGAAAAAGCGTGGATTGAAGTCACCAGACAAAGCTGATGCACTTGCATTAACTATGGCGAGTTCTGCCGTAACTTTTTCGGGAAATTCGTCATTTATGGGGTATAATTTTAAACGACCACTCAAATCAAGAATTTTTCGAGTAGGATAATATGGAAAAGAAAGACCTAGACACAAAAACAATAGACGTTGTAGATTTACAAGGCGTTCTAAAATCTGAATACGATGATGCCAAAGACTATATAGACCAAGTAGGCGAAGATAGAGCCGAAGCAACAGACTATTATCTTGGCAATGAACCTGATGGTTCAAGTAATATGCAGTCTGAATTTATTTCAACTGACGTAAGAGATACTGTGCTTTTCATGTTGCCATCAATCATGCGAACATTTTTTGGCACAAAGAAAGCAGTTGAGTTTGTACCAACCAACCCAGAAGATATTCCTGTCGCTGAACAACAAACAAACTTTATCAATTACATTATTCAACAAAAAAACAATGGCTTTAAAGTATTTTACGATGCGTTCAAAGATGCTTTGATTAGAAAGACTGGTTATGTCAAAGCCTTTTGGGATGACAGCATGTCAGTCACTAACCACGAATACACAGGCCTAGACAAACAATCCAGAGATGCACTTTTACTCGACAAAGATGTAGAGATAGTCGAAGAAAAAGTTGAAACAGAAATGATGATGGTCATGGATGAAGCTACAGGCGAACAAGTAGAACAAGAATTTCCTGTTCGTTATGACCTTAAGATTAGAAGAGTTAAAAAGAAAAACCAAGTGGTTATTGAATCAGTGCCACCTGAAGAAGTTTTAATAGCTAGAGATGCTAGAGATTTAGAATCTGCTAGTTATGTTGCTCACCGCATGATTAAAACAGTCGGTGAGTTGGTCGCTATGGGTTATGACCAAGAAGATGTTGAAGAGTATGCAGGGTCAGGCAATATGCTTGATGCAGATTCAACTGATGAAGAAAATGCTAGAAACCCTTACGCTGACAACGACTTTGATAGCCCTGATCCAAACAATAAAAATGTTTTATATATTGAACACTATTTGAATTATGATTTAGATGGTGATGGCATAGACGAACGAATTAGAGTTTGTACTGCTGGAAACGGGGTAAACGTCATGCACGTTTCGCCTTGGGATGATTTACCTATAGTTCTCTTTTCTCCAGATCCCGAACCTCATACCTCAATCGGTAGTTGTCCAGCAGACTACTTAATGCCAATTCAAAGAGCTAAATCTCAGATTATGAGAGACACGCTTGACAGTCTAGGCCACGCCATCTTCCCAAGAATGGGTATAGTAGAAGGGCAAGTCAATGTTGATGATGTCTTAAATACAGATATTGGCCAACCAATTAGAATGAGAGCACCTGGTATGGTACAACCATTTGCAGTGCCTTTTGTTGGTAAAGAGGCTTTTCCAGTTTTGGGTTATTTAGATGAATCTAAAGAAAACAGAACAGGAGTATCAAAAGCATCTGCTGGTCTTAATGCTGATGCCCTGCAATCAAGCACCAAAGCTGCTGTAACTGCAACTATGTCAGGAGCACAAGGCAGAATAGAGCTTATTTGCCGTCATTTTGCTGAAAGTGGTATGAAAGCACTGTTTAAATTAGTCTATCGTTTGGTTATTAAACACCAAGAACAACAAGAAATGGTCAGACTAAACAATATGTTTGTACCAATAGATCCTCGTTTTTGGGATGCTGACAAAGATGTTTCTATTAATATTGCTCTTTCACCATCAAGCGATGAAGAAAAAGTACAATTCTTACTAGCTTTGTCACAAAAACAAGAACAAATCTTACAAACACTAGGGCCAAACAATCCCTTGGTATCATTGCAACAATATGCCAACACTTTAGGCAAGGTTATTGAAATGTCAGGCTTCAAAGATGTTGATGCCTTTATCAATCCGCAAGTACCACCTATGCCACCACAACCTGAACAGCAAAAACCTGATCCTGCTGAATTGCTTGCACAAGCAGAGATTCAGAAAGCACAAGTTCAAGCTCAAAAGGCTATGATAGATGCTGAAACAGAGCGTATGAAAATCTTAATGGAAGATGATAGAAAACGTGATGAAGCTGAAGCAGATATTATGGTGAAGTCTGCTGAACTACAAGCCAAGTTTGGTGCACAAGTAAATCAGGCTGAAATCAAAGCTCTGATGGAACGTGATAGAGAAGTAATTAGACAAGTTGCTAAAACACAAGCACAAGGATTATTTAACAATGGCGGACAACAAGGTATCTAATAAAAGTTATTTTATAGAAATACAAGATGGCGATGAAATCTACACAGGAGAAAACATAACAGCCAGAAATAAAGAAGAAGCTGAACTAAAAGCTATGATTTTATTTGGTTTTCTACTTTCAGATAGTGCCGAGATAATTACGTTTGAGGAGAACAAAATACACTAATGGCTATTACTTACAGAGGTGAAAGGTTTAGCGGTTACAACAAACCCAAAAGAACACCAGGAAAAAACAAAAAGTTTGCTGTGTTAGCAAAAGTAAAAGATCAAGTAAAACTTGTCCGTTTTGGTGATCCGAATATGACTATCAAAAAAGACCAACCCAAAAGAAGAAAGTCTTTTAGAGCAAGACATAAATGCGACACCAATCCACCTAGTAAATTAACACCAAGATATTGGTCTTGTAAAAAATGGTAGGAGTATATTATGGCTAAAAGCCCAAAACCAAAAAACCCAGCTTTATATGCAAGAGTAAAAGCTGCGGCAAAAAGAAAATTTAAAGTTTACCCAAGTGCTTATGCAAACGCTTGGTTAGTTCGTGAATACAAAAAGCGTGGTGGTAAATATTAATGTCTTTAAAGAAATGGTTTGCAGAAAACTGGGTTGATATTGGAGCACCAAAAAAAGGCGGTGGTTACAAAAAATGTGGCAGGTCTAAACAAAAAAAAGATGCTAAAAGAAAATACCCTAAATGTGTACCAGCAGCAAAAGCAGCTAGCATGACAAAAGCACAAATAAAATCTGCTGTTTCAAGAAAGAGAGCAAAAAAACAAGGGGTAGGTGGTAAACCTACCAATGTTAAGACTATAATAAAGAAAAGGAGTAAATAATATGCCAGGATATTACGGAAAACCAATGAAGCCTAAAAAGAAAAAGGGCAAAAAAAAGAAAGGAAAATAAAATGCCATATAGCAAATATTCACCGAAGCAGAAAAAACTAGCTGCTGTAGCCAAGCCCCGTAAAAAAATTACGGGTGCAGATTTTAAAAAACTAAGAAAAAAGAAAAAGAAATGATTAAAAAGAAAAAAGCAACAGTAAAAGGTGTTGATGTTTCTGCTCTTAACCAAAGACAGCAAACAGCGATGAAAAATCACTCTAAACACCACACAAAAAAACATATTATGAGCATGGTTTCTGATATGAAAAAAGGTGCTACTTTTGGACAATCGCATAAAAAAGCGATGAAAAAAGTCGGCAAATAATAAATCAAGTGATCGAAAAACTAATAGACCCTGTAACAACGATCTTGGATAAGTTCGTTGCCGATAAGGATTTAAAACAAAAACTAGAACATGAACTTAAGACAGAATTACATAGGGCTAATATGGCCCAAATTGAGCTTAATAAAGTTGAAGCTAGCCATCGTAGTATATTCGTTGCAGGGTGGCGACCTTTTCTTGGATGGTGTCTTTCGTTCGCTATGGCATACCACTTCATTCTTCAGCCGATTGCCGTTTTTGCAATATCTATTGCAGGCTTATCATACGATTTACCAGAGTTTGATATGAACTCTTTAATGACCGTCTTGCTTGGCATGCTTGGATTGGGGGGCATGCGTACCTATGAGAAAGCCAAAGGTCTAACCAAATGAGTTCGTGGGATAATTTCTCTTTAGAGGAATTTGCGTGTAAGCACACAGGCAAAAATAACATTTCACATGAATTAATAGATAAGTTACAATTATTGAGAAATAAAGTTGGATTCCCAATAGTAATCAATTCTGGTTATCGTTCAAAGGAACACCCAATAGAAGCTGCCAAAAAAAAACCAGGTATTCATGCAGAAGGATTAGCAGTCGATGTCAAGGTAGGCGGAGCAGAAGCCTACGAAGTTGTTGGTTATGCTCTTGAATGTGGTTTTACTGGCATAGGCGTTAGACAAAAGGGAGGTTATGCTACACGCTTTATACATCTGGACATAGCAAAAAACAGTTATGACAGACCAAGACCTCACATTTGGAGTTATTGATGGATGATTTGAGCCCTGTTATTTTTTGGAACATTATTTTAACCTTGGTGTATGCACCATTGATTTATGGCATTAGACAAAATGCTAGTGAATTAAAAAGAATTGATATTTTGGTAAACAAAACTAGAGAAGAAATGGCTAAACATTATGTAACGAAAGATGATCTTGAAGAAGATTTAAAAAGAATATTTGACTATCTGGACAAATTAGATGGTAAAATAGATAAACTGATACAAAATTAATATGAATAGTTTTTTAAACCCTTTTATTTACAACCCACTAATTAATTCAATGAATGAATTGGGCCAAATGAATGGTCTTTTTAATCAACCACAAAGTTATGTTATGCCAAGCTCAGATCCTAACTATACGTCAGGAATTGATTTTGCAAAATCTATAGCTGGCGGACAAAACATTGCCAACATGATTGCACCTGGTATCAGTTATTCGCAAGCACAACCAATGGGCTTTTCAATGTTTGGTCCTGTGACACCACCAATAGCACCTGTTGAACCACCAATGCCAATGCCAATGCCACCAATGCCACCAGTTGACAATCCTATTATGCCTCCTGGAAGTGCAGGCGGTGGAGGAATGATTGATTTCGATTATGAAAGATTCACTCAGCCCTTTTAATGTCAGATAAACAAAAACAATTACAACAAGGTCACGAAGCAGAAACTATTTTAAATAGTGATGTATTCAAATTGGCTTTTGCAAATCTTAAAAATGAATATCTAAAAATGTGGGAAGATTCAAAAGAATTAGATTCAGCTTTAAGAGAAAAATTATATTTAGCCATTAAAAATCTAACTACTGTAGAGAAACATTTACGCATATTGGTAGAGAAAGGTAAGATTACAAAAAGTCAGCTAGAAAAAATGAAGTAATTTTATTTTTATTTCATCTTAAATTCTTTAAAATACTCTTAACAATTAACTTTATAGGATATAACTATGAGTGAAGCCAGCAACGTAGAATCGACTGGATTTAAAACCGAATTACAAAAAACGGCTGCTCAATTTGAAAATCTTATGACTCCTACTGAAGAAGTAGATGAGCAACAAGCAGAGCAAGTTGAAGAGGTCGAAGAAGCTGAAGAAGATATTGTTGAAGATGAAATCGAAGATGACATTGACGAAGATATTGAAGAAGCAGAAGAAGAAGTAGAATTAGACGAACAAGAATCGTTTGAGGAAGAAGAACAACCAAACGTTTACTCCGTTAAAATAGACGGACAAGAACAAGAGGTCACGTTACAAGAACTCCAACAAGGTTATTCACGTCAACAAGACTACACTCGTAAGACTCAAGAATTGTCGCAACAGAGAAAAGACTTTGAAGCACAACAAGCAGAGTTAGCGAAAAAGGATGCGATTTACAAAGAATTGCTACCTAGGATGGAAAAGTCATTAGAAGGTGAACTTGCTAATGAACCAGACTGGAAAGCTCTTTATGAATCTGATCCCATTGCTTATGTAAGGGAAAAAGATTTATTTAATGAGAAGAAAGAAAAGTTCAAGGCTGTGCAAGCTGAACAACAAAGACTTCAGCAAGAACAACTGACTAGCCAACAGGCAGAAATTAAAAAAGCTGTTGATTTTGGTAATCAGAAACTTCTTGAAGCTGTTCCTGAATGGAAAGATGCTAATGTCGCTCTTAAAGAGAAACAAAGTATCGCAAAGTACGCTATGGATGTGCTTGGTTATTCGCAAGATGAAATCAATCAGGTCTATGATTACAGAGCATTACTTGGTTTAAGAGATGGCTGGTTGCATTACCAAACAAGAAAAGCTATTAAAAAGAAGCCAGTTGAAAAAGCTCCAGCAAGAAGCGGTAAACCTGGCAGTGCTAACAAACCTAGATCAGCAACTCCTTTGAAAAAAGCAAAACAAAGATTGGCTAAAACAGGCAAATTGCGTGATGCAGCTAAAGTCTTTGAAAATTTATTAGATTAACTTTTTTAACTTTTAGGAGTACATAAAATGGCAAAAGTAACAAATGCTTTTGATACATATTCAGCAACGGCTGACAGAGAAGCATTATCCAATGTGATATATAACATCTCTCCATCAGCTACACCGTTTATGTCATCAATCGGCAAAAATAACGTAAAAAATGTAGTATTCGATTGGCAAACTGAATCACTTCCAACAGCAAGTGGAGCAGGTCAACTCGAAGGTTTTGAACTTTCAAGAAGTGCCTCAACAGCAACAACAAGAGTTTCAAACGTATGTCAAATCTCATCAAGAGATGCAACAGTAACAGGTTCACAAGAATCTTCAGATCCAGCAGGAAAAAATTCTGAAATGGCTCACCAGCTTTCTATTATGAGTAAAGCTCTAAAGAGAGACATGGAAGTAGCTCTTTGTCAGAAAGGTGCAAAAACAACTGGTAATGCTTCAACAGCAAGAGTTACAGGTGGTTTTGAATCATGGATGACATCTAATGTTTCAAGAGGAACAGGCGGTTCTGGTTCAGGGGGCGGTGCTGCTCCTACTGATGCTTCTAATGCTAATAAGAGAGACTTAACAGAAGCACTATTAAAAGGTGTTCTTCAGTCTTGTTTCTCAAACGGTGGTGAACCATCAATAGCAATCTGTGGCCCAGTTAACAAACAAGTTATTTCTGGTTTTACAGGTAGATCACAAGCAAGACAGTTTGTTGATGTCAACACTGTAGAAGCATCTGTTTCAATCTACTCATCTGACTTTGGTGAACTAAAAATTGTTCCATCAAACCTAAGTAGAGAAAGATCATTACTATTGGTAGATCCTGAATACGCAAAAGTTTCTTTCTTAAGAGACTTTAATGTTCAAGACATTGCTAAAGTTGGTGATGCTGAAACTAAAATGGTTCTAGCTGAGTACGGACTTGAAATGAGCAACGAAGCTGCTCACGGTATAGTCGCTGACTTAAACGGATAGTTTTTTAATTAGGGAGGCTTCGGCCTCCCACTTTTTTTATGCCAAAGAAAACAACCGTAACGGACAATAAAAAAGATTTTAAATCTGCTCTTGTTACACAAGATTTAGACAGAAACACCAATACTGCTTATCACGTTCACACTGTTCAAAACATTGAACCAGTTCTAAAGCACGTTAAAATGCTTGAAGAGAATAAACCTGGTAAAGATTTTCGTCATGTCGCAGAAGTGCCAATAATAATTTATAATAAAGCTGTGCGAGAGGGTTGGGTTAACGATCCTAAAGCATGGAAAAAATGGTTAAACAATCCAGACAACAAACCCTTTAGGACATGGAAAGGTAAAGTATGAACTACTCAGAACTCAAAACTAACATTGCAAACTACTTAAATAGATCAGACCTAACAGGTCAAATGGATATGTTTATTGACAATGTTGAGGGTGAGTTGAACAGAAGGGTTAGAACAAAAGAAATGATTAAAAGAGCTACTGCCACAGCAGATGCTCAATACTTATCATTACCAACTGATTGGCTAGAAGGCATTAATGTTGAAATAGCATCAAATAACTTTAGTCCTTTGTTTCAACAATCAGTTGAAAGTTTAGATGTTTATAGAAAATCAATAAATAACTCTACAGGGCAACCAGTGTATTATGCGTTTGTCGATTCAACAATCGAACTTGCCCCTACACCTGACAGCAGTTATACGTTACAATTAACCTACTACGCAAAAGTTGATGCTTTAAGCGATAGCAATACAAGCAACTTTGTTTTAGCTAATCATCCAGACGTTTATCTGTATGGTGCACTAAAACACGCATCTATCTATTTAATGGAAGATGACAGAGTAGCAATGTTTTCTGCTCTATTTGAAAAGGCCCTTGAGGAAATCAAAATGGAACAAGAGAAAGCTGAGTTTGGTAAAGGCTCTTTGATGCAAAGAAGAAGAACCTACGGCAAATCAAAAAGAAACATACATCACATGAAGTAAGGAATAAATTATGGCAGGATTTTCAGATTATTTAGAGGACAAGGTTTTAAACCACGTTTTTGGTGGCAATGCTTTTACTGCACCATCAACATTACATGTAGCACTTTATACAGTAGCACCTACCGATACTGGTGGTGGCACTGAAGTATCAGGTGGTGGTTACACCAGAAAGACTGCTACTTTTACTGTATCAGGTACAAACCCAACACAAGCTAGTAATACAGCAGCAATAGAATATCCAACTGCAACAGCCAACTATGGCACAGTTGTCGCTGTTGGTATTTTTGATGCTTCTTCCAGTGGCAACCTTTTAGCTTATGCAAACTTAACCTCATCTAAAGTTGTTAGCACAGGAGATGTTTTCAGATTCAATGCTGGTGATTTAGATATTACCTTGGCATAACACATGGCCAGCATAGGCTACAGTAGAGGCTTTTACGGCAGGTCTAAATGGAACAACCTGTCTATTCAGGCAACCTCAACTATTGCAGCCACATCTTCTGCATCTGGCACACTTACACAACTAGACATTACAACAGCAGTTATTGCTGCTACTTCTGACTTTAACGCAGAAGCAACACAGATTGACAGGGCTGTTGCAACTATACAGGCCGTATCATCTTTTAATGCTGAAGCCACACAAATAGATCGTGCTCAAGCAAACATAATAGCTACATCTAATTTTGTTAGTCTTGGTGCTCTTACTGTAAAAGGTGAAGCTGTTATTAATGCAGTATCAGATGTTGTTGGTTCGCCAAGTATCTTTGCTATTGGTTCAGCAACTATATCGCAAACAAGTTCACTTATAGCGATAGGTGGGCTAAAATGGGAAGATATTGTAGTTCCATCGGACACTTGGACAGATCAAAATGTTGCCGCAGCAACTTGGACAGATCAAACAAACCCATCAACTACTTGGACAGAATTAGATAAACAAAAGGCAGCATAGATGGCAGATACATTTACAACAAACTTAAACCTAACTAAACCCGAACCAGGAGCATCTGAAGATACCTGGGGTGATAAACTCAATACCAACTTAGATACCATTGATGCCATTTTTGGTAATGGTGGTACATCTGTTTCACTTGGTAATGTTTCTGTCGATAGATTGGATCTAGGAGACAACGAAAAGATCAGACTAGGTGCTAGTCAAGATTTACAAATCTACCATGATGGTTCTGATTCTTATGTTGAAGATGCTGGTACAGGACACCTAACACTAAAAGGTCAAGATGTTAAAATCCGTAATGCTTCTGGTCAATTATTGGCACAATTTTTAGAAACTGGTGCTGTTGATATTCGTCATGCAGGTTCAGCTAAACTAACTACTACCGCTTCAGGTATAGATGTTACAGGTACAGTCGTTAGTGATGGCTTAACTGTAGCAAACACAGGCACTCCTACTATAACTATTCAAGATTTAGATGGTACTAATCAAAGAGGGTTTTTAAAACATGGTGCAGGTAATACAACTATTACTACTCAAAACGGAACTTCTCATGGTCAATTTGGAATACAATCCTTTAACGGAACAAATACAATTAATCGTATTAACGTAAGTTCTGGTGGAGACATTTCTTTCTACGAAGATACAGGTATTTCACCAGCTTTATTTTGGGATGCTAGTGCTGAATCACTTGGCATAGGAACGACTTCGCCATCTGCTAAGTTGGATGTAGTAGGCACAGCTAACATATCAGGCATAACAAAGATAGGTAATACAGCCACAGGTTTGAAGTTTATTATTGATTCAACAAATATATTTAGAATTGATGGTGTTGATACTGGCGGAAATGGTTTCAATTCTATCCATTTAAGAGCTGATGGTACTGATGGTCTATTTATAGAAAAAGATACAAACAACATTGGTATCGGAACTTCTTCGCCAAGTTATGATTTACATATTTCTGATACAAGTGCTTCTGCACTATTAGCACTTACAGCTTCTGCTTCTAGTAATGCTGGTATTTTCTTTGGTGATTCAGATGTGATTAATATTGGTAGAATTGTTTATGACAATTCAACTAACTCTTTAGCAACCTTCACTAATGGCACTGAACGTATGCGAATAGACAACTCAGGCAACGTAGGTATAGGAACTACTTCGCCTAGTGATAAATTAACTGTTATTGGTGATATAAGAATTAAAGATTCTATAGCTTCACTATATTTACAAGATTCAGATGGCAGTAATCAAGTACTTGAAATAAAACAATCTGCAGGTGCAAGTACAATAAGTGCAAGAAATGGAACTAGTAATGGCTCTATTCGTTTTTCTGGATTTAATGGCACTACTTCTACTGAGTATGCTAGGTTTGATACTTCAGGCAACCTTGGCATAGGAACTATAAGTCCTTCTGAAAAACTAGATGTCACAGGCAACATAAATTTAACTGGAGTAATTAAACTAGATAATGGAACTAATAGTGTTAATGTTTTAGAAAGACAATCAAACACCATCTTCTTTGGTGATAGAGATGATAACGACCAAGTAGTAGATATTTCAGGTTTCTCAGAAGCAACAGCTATTGAAATGAATGATGGCTTTATGAGATTTAAAAGCCAAGGCAATGAAAAAATTAGAATGGATAGTTCAGGTCGTTTGGGTATAGGTACAACCAGTCCGTCTCAGAAACTTCATGTTGAAGGTAATATACACGCAGCTTCAGGTTTTGTTAATGCTTCACAATATAAGCTAAATGGCACAAATGTAATGGATTCATCAAGAAATCTAAGTAATATCGGTACTATCAGTAGTGGTGCTATTACATCATCTGGTGCTATAACCATAAATGAAGGTAATGCCTTTACCGATCTTAATATTAAATCTGATAGAACTTCAGGCAATATCGGTGGTATTAACTTTGTTAATTCAAGCAATGTAATTAAAGGACAAATTTTTGGTAATGTAGACGGCACAGTTAGGATTTTTTCAGGTGGTCAAACTCAAGCATTACTTTTAGATGCATCACAAAATGCCACCTTCGCAGGTACTATCAGTAGTGGTGCTATCGCTGCAACAGGAAATGTCACAGTAAGGTCAGGCAATAAACTAATTGTCAATAGAACCAATAATGCGATTGGTGGCGAGATAAGCTATGAAGCAGGTTCAGGTTGGAAGATTAATGATGCTAATGGTGATGGTACTAGATTCTTTACAGGTTCTACTGAAAGGGCTAGGTTTGATGGTTCTGGTAATTTGGGGATCGGTACAACAAGTCCTGATGAAAAATTAGATGTTGAAGGCAACCTAAGATTAGAAAGCTCATCATCAAATGGCACATATTTAGCACTAAGAAACTCAGCAACAAATGGCAGGAACTACAGAATAGGATCTAACTTTGTAACTGGAACAGGTGAACTAGCTATATTTGACGATACTGCAGGGGCAGAGCGTTTAAGGATTGATAGTTCAGGCAACGCCACTTTCGCAGGTAATATTGTTACTACAAGTTCTTCAGCAGTAATACAGACACCTAGAATCTCTATGGAAGCTGACGGAACTCTTGATTGGGGTTCTTCAAGACAATACGGAACTCTTACTTGGGATACCAATAAAGCGATTATTGCAGGTCAAGCAAACTCAAGTCTTGAATTTAGAACAAATAATTCAGGTGTTGCTATGACAATAGATACCTCACAACGAGTAGGTATAGGAACTACTTCGCCAGATGCTCCACTAGATATTAATGGTAATAGATTAAAAATAAGAACAGCAAGAACAATAGCCAATGCAGATGACAATGGTGAAGTTGGTGAAATTTCATGGGATGCAAATTATCTTTATGTTTGTGTCAACACCGACACATGGAAACGAGTTGCATTAAGCACATGGTAAAAATAACAGAAAATAATGTATAATTTTATGAATAACAAAAGGAAATAAATATGCCATCATATACAACTAATTTAAACCTAGCTAAACCAACAGTCGGTGGTGATACTAACCAATGGGGTGGCTATCTTAATACAAATACAGATACCCTGGATGGTATTTTTAATGGTGCTGGTACAGGAACATCTGTGG